CCGCGCCCCCTTGTCCACCTCGCATCCCCGCCGAACCAATCGCCTCGATCAGCCCTGGGGCACGCGCGGCCACCGCCGGCACCGCAGTTGCGGCGCCACGCAGCAAAGGGCCCACGCCGGCCGTGCCCGCGACTTCCGCGCCCAGCTTGCCGCCCTGGAAGGCCAGCGAGCCAGTGTCGTTGCCCAGGCTCTCGAGGGCCGCGTCCATGTCGGCCCGTCGCTGCTGGTTCCGGCTCAACGGCTTGTTGCCGGTGATGAGGTCCGACAGCTTCGGCCGGGCACCGCCGTCGAGCGCATCGCGTAGCGCGTCGTAGGGGTACAGCAGAGTGGCGCCAATGCTGCCGGCCCCGCGGAACGCGCCGGCGGCCAAGTTGCCGTACTGGTGCTGCAGCTCTTCCATCGCGCTGCGCTTGACCTCGCCGCCGCGGTCCACGGGCTTGCTGGCCAGCAGCGTCGCCCGTGTCTCGTCTGACATGCCGCCGGCTGACGCTGCCCCGCTTGGCGCAGCAGCGGCGCGCAGCCGGCGCACCTCACCGGCCAGCACCCGCGCCGACTCGGTGTCACCGGCGGCGTCGGCCTTCAGGAATGCAGCTTCGACTTGCTTGAGGTCAGCCATGTCAGCCCCCGTACTTCTTCAGGGCTTCGGCCACCGGATCGGCGGCGCCAGCGTCACCGGTCGGAGCCGTTGACCTGGAGGACGCGCGTTTGCCGAGGGCCGGGTAGGCCTCGACCATGAGCCCGCCGCTTTGGTCGATGGCCCCCTTCAGCTGCTTCAGCTTCTTGACCACCGTCTCGGGCGGATCGGTCGCCGCGGGCACGAACGGAGCCAAACGGGGCATTTCGGCAACGGTGACCGCCGCGCCGGATCGATCATGGATCAGCAGGCTTCCGACGTTGGCCACGGCGGCGCGGGCGTCGATCCCCTTCCCATCGAAACGCTGGACCCCTGGAACGAAATTCTTCGCCCCGAACGCATCCGGGTTCTTGGAGACGAGGTCGAGCGCGCGGTCCAGGTCGGCGCTGCTTTGTCGATTCTCGACATAGGCCTTGTTGAACGACGCCGGCACCTCAGCTGCATTGGCCGCCTTGGGCGAGTAGCCCTGCACCGGCAGGATGTGTCCGGTCTTGTCTTGCTGCACCAGGACGGGGTTGCCATCGGGTCCCGTGACCTCGAACGGCTTGCCAACCGTTGCCGCCGTAGCCTCCCGTGTTCGAACGTCAACCAGGTTCTGGCCGCGGATCGTCGCGCCTACCGTGGCCGCGTTGTTGGCGCGCGAGGTGGCGTTCGTGGCGATGCTGTCTGGGCTCTGCGTGACAGCCACGGACGAGACCGGCTTGCCGGTGATGGGGTCGAGCGCCGTGATTGCGCCGCCCGTGTTGGCAAAGTGTGGCTTGCGGGAGTTCAAATTCTCCTGCGCGCTCATGATCCCGCGCAGCATGCTCACCTGCCAGGAAGGAAAGTCGGCCGGGCTCGTCGGGATCTGAGCCTTCAGGGCGTCGTACTTGAGCTGGTCGATGTCACCGTTCTTGAAATGGCCTTCGAGGCTGATCAAGGCCTCCTGAGGGCTCGTGAAGTTGGCGATGTCCCTGATCGCCTGATCGGACTTCTGCTTGCGCAGCTCGAACCCCTTGGTGTCGGCTTCAGCCTGATCCTTTGAGGCGACCGCCCGGCCCTTGGCCTTGTCGACGTCGGCCTTCTCCAGGGCATCGGCCTGAGCCATGAGCCCAGGCCGCCCGGAGGCGCGCAGCGCTGCAACCCGCTGGTCCGCCGTGGTGTCGGCGCTCCAGCCGGCGGCCAAGCGCTGCAGAGCGTTCCGGTCGGCGGCCGTGTCCGCCAGGGTCTGGCGAGCTTGGTCGGCCTGCAACCCGGCCATGTCGTTTTGCCGACGCTGGGCGATGAGCTGGAGCGCATTGGCCTCCCGCCTGTCCATGTCGCCGAGGTAGTCGTTGACGGACCTGACGGGCTGCAGGTACTGCTGGAAGATGTTGGCTTCTGCTGGCATGGTCAGTCGCTCAATGTGGTGAAGCTCTGCTGGTATGCCGGCACGTTCTGCGGCCTCGCAGACGGACTCGTCGCCCATCTCTGCCCGACAGCGCCCAGCTGATTCGCCGCGTTGCCCCAGATGTTTCCTTGGGCCAGGCCTGCAGCGCCGGAGGCGTTGCCTTGGCTGCTGAGGAGGTTGCTGATGGCGTTGGTCGAAACGGCCCCGGCGTTCGCGCTTGCATTCGTGGCGACCTGCCCCATCCCCGCCAATTGCTGCAGCCGGTTCAGGCGATCCTGGCCGCGCTGATAGGCCGCGCCGTAGCCCGCCGTGGCGTAGTTGGTGGCGTACTGCGCGGCTGATTTCAGCGCCGCGCCGGACACCCGGCCGCCGGCCGCTGCCGCTTTGCGGTCAAGCGCCTGTTGCCCCTGCTGCAGACCGAACTGATAGCCCGGGTCTTGCATGACGTCGGCAGCAGTGACGGGCTTGTTCAGCTCACCGGGACCGCTTCCCCCAGCCATTGCAGCCTGGGCCTCGGGGGTGTAGGTGAAGGCGCGCCCCTCGCGTTGCCCGTACGCCAAGAAATGGCCCCATGGGTCTTGCCCCCACCGGGTATCCCTGGCGACATCGGGATTGGCCTTGAGATATGCCGCGTCGTCGAAATTCGCCCTGCTGGCGGAAGGCGTGTACGCGGATCCGCCGCCCAGAAGTTGCTGCAGCGCCCAGGTGCCAGCGTGCCGGCCCTGTTCCGTGTCGTTGCGCGTGAGATTGGCCTGATCCTGCTGCGCCTGGATCGCCTGGTTGGTCGCGGCCTGTTGCCTCTTGGAGGCGTTGTTGGCCGAGACAGCGCCCACGCCAGCGGCGACCACAGCAGCACCTGCTACCCAGAACGTCATGGCGCCACTCCTTGCTTCAGCTGGTTGCCGACAGCGAACATTGAGGTGGTGTCCTCTTCCACCAGGTCGCGCTCGGCGTCCTCGACCGTGGTCGCGTCGGTGCGGTGAAAGGTCATGCACACCGCATCCGTGACGGCCACCACAGCGCGCCGGGTTCCGGGCTTGCTGAGGATCAACGCGGGCGCCTCGAAGACGTCGCCGCCACCCATCGGGTCGCCGTCGCTGACGACGATGGTCCCGCTGACGAGCAAGTAGAAGTGCTCGCGCTTGTGCACAGCGCCGACGACGACCGTGTCCTTCTGGCGCGCCACCTTGCGGCAGTACATGCCCCCATGGAAGAAGTGCTCCGTCTCGGGCTCGTACTGCGGCAGCTTGGACAGCTCGGCCTGCAGGCGATCCATCGCCGCGGCCTGTGCAAGGTCGCGTCCGCCGGCCGGTTGAAGGTGAGGCTCGAAGCTCATGAGCTGATCAGCCTCCCGCTGATGCGCAGGGTCACCGCGCTGGCCACGGTGCAGACCCCAGTGATCTTGTCGCCCGGGTTCAAGGTCTGGCCGACGATCTCGGGCCAGGTGTAGGACTCGTCGGCCAGAAAGGTCTTCTTGCCCTGCTGGTGCTTCGGTCCCGACGATCCGGCGCTCTCGACGATCCGCAAGGTGACGGTCGCCCCCAGCACGGCCGAGCTGGAGCATTTGTCGATCAGCGTCTTGGTGGTCGCCACGTAGACGTCCGACTCGACGCTGGCCACGAAGTCGGATTGGCGGAGAGCAGTGGTCTGGACGGTCATGCCAGTGGTCCCTGTTGAAGGTCGTTGATCTGGGCTTGCAGCTGGGCCACGGCGGCCTGCAGGGCCTCGATGCGGGCGTCCTGCGGCGTCTCAGGGGCCGCAAGGGCCTGCACGGCCGGCATCAGCGGGTCAGCGGCGGCGATGGCCTCGGCCGGCACCGGCGCGGCGCTGAGTTCCTCGATCAGCTCGTTGAAGTCGATGCCGACCACGCCGCCGCCGCGGTCCAGCAGGCCGACGAATGCGCGCATCCACTCGATGTCGATCTCGACCGGTACCCGCTGGCCGGCGAACATGGCCCAGCCGATCGGGATTCGCGCCTGGGGAATGGCAAGAGGCGTCATGGCGTGTTCACCGTGGCCGAGTAGATGGCGAACGGCACGTCGTCCGAGCAGCGGATGCGGAACACCCGGTTCGCAGCCGTGCCCAGCCCGTTCCAGCGGATGCGCTGCATCCAGCGGCCGATGGCGCCGAGTTGGCGCAGCAGCGGCGCGAAGAAGGTGTAGCCGCCGTTGTTGCTGATCTCCAGCGTCACATTGCCGCCATACCCGGTCAGCATGTCGAGCTCGACGCCCAGGTAGTTGATGGGCTCCAGGCTCGGCTGCTTGAGGTGCGGCCACGTGCGCTCGCGCACCAACGGCCGGCCAGCCAGGTTGTTCACCCCCCGGTCGAACCGGACGATGTTGCCGTCGGCGTCGCCGGCGAACTGCTGACCCTGCGAGGTGGCCACCAGGCGCGACCGGCGCGGCTGCCAGCCGTCTGCCCATTCGGCCCGCTCGGCCCACTGCCTCGTCGCGGCGTCGTACACCCACGTGCTCGACAGCCCAGGCGCATCGATGCCAATGAACTCGTGCCCCTCGATCTGGTAGGACCACATTTCGGCGCTGGACAGGTCCGAGCTACCGCGCAGGGCCTCTTCGACGGCCTGCGTCGACACGCGCTGAGGCTGGTTGCCCACGATCATGTAGACGATCCCGCTGCCCTTGCGCGTGCGCCCGATCCAGAAGATCGTGTCGGCGGCCTGGATGAGCGCATGCGGACCCATGCAGCCGACGTCGAGGGTGTAGGACGGGTAGCGCACGAACGGGAACGCCGCATCGCCGCTGTTGATCCAGATCTCGCCGCTGAGCGGGCCGAAGAACCAGGCCTGCCGATGGCTGACGATGTGGGCCACGATGTTGTCAGGCACCGAGTCCGCGCTGCTGAAATCGAGCGCGTCGAGGTTCGTGCCGTCATCGATGGCCGACAGGTAGAACTGGTCGGTGTCGGGGTCGACGAAGATGAAGTAGCCGTCGAGCTCGTGCACGTCGTTCGACCCTCGCCAGCCGTCGGCGGTGATCTGGGTGAAGTCGTCGGTGACCAGGTTGAAGATGTAGAGGTACGGGCCGTCGACAATCGCAAGCTGCGTCTTGTTCTCGGCCATGCCCACCCGCCCCAACCGGGTCGACAGCTTCCCGCGTTGGGTCAGCACGCCCTCGGTGGACACCTCGTACAGGGTGTCGCCACCCACCCAGAACATGCGGTCCGAATCGGCCACCGTGCGCGAGCCCCGCGCAACCGCCCCCATGCTGGCGATGAGCACCTCGCCAGGAGCGGAGGCCATCATCCAGTGGCCATCGCTCAGTTCCTGCGGGTAGCAGTTGATCGCCGACTGGATGGCCGCCTTGCGATCAGCCAGGTGGTACGAGGGCCCCACGCACTGGGCAAAGTCCCTGGCGGCCATCAGGCGGCCCCCGTCAGGATGTTGAAGGGCGCACCGCCGGTCCGGAACGTCCGAGCGTCCACGACGGCAGGCTCGGGCTTGTCGATGGCCGCCATGCAGCGTGCCTCGGAGCGCAGCAGGTGGTCGGGCACGCCGCCGAGGACGGTCGGGGCGATCCGCACGGCCAGCGCGGCGCCCAGGGCCGACTGCACGCCTGGAGGCGCCGTGTAGGTGGTGGTGTTCAGGTCTGCGAAGGCCTGGACGCCGGCCCGGGTCTGCAGCCGGATGGTCTGCCCCGTGGGCACCGGGTACAGGAACACCGTTGCCAGCCCGTCGGGGATGTAGAACCGCGTGATTCCGGTGGCCGCCTGGTCGCGCAGGCCGTTGTACTGCGCCATGGTCAGGGGCTCCATCGGCACGCCGTCCACGGCAGCGCTCACGATCTGGTCACCTGCCGGGATCGCCGCCCACGCGCCCGCACCCAGGGTGATGTGCCCCGTCTGGGCCGCGCTGGTGAGCAGCTCACGGAAGAGCATGCCCGCCTTGGCTCCCATCTCGTCCACCAGCAGGTTCAGCCGGCGAAATCCCCGCGCGCTGTCGTCAGCGTCCAGCGTCTCGCCCGGGCTCAGGCGATTGCAGCGCTCGAAAGCGTCGACGATGACATCCAGGGCCGTGAACATGGTCAGGCCTTCGCCAGTTCCTCGGCGATGCGCTCGGCAGCCCACCGCTTGTCGACCTTCACGCCTCGCTTCTCGGCCTCGGCCAGCAGTGCGGCGCGGTCGAGGTCGGCCTTTTCGGGGGCGACGAACGCCGGCACGTAGCCGGCGGCAGTGAGCGCGATGTGCTCGGATTCGTCGTTGGCGCGGGCAAAGCCGACCAGCAGCTCCGGCAGGCTGACATTCAATGGGTACATGCTGATTCCTTCAAAGAGGGGTCGGCCCGAACTGCGACCGACCCCAGACCCACCCACCAAGGAGACCCGGTGGAGGCCGGCTTACTGGGTCACGCGGCAACCCCATTCGGGTCGCAGCGCGCCGTAGCCGGCCAGGATGTCGAACCGGCAAATCCGGCGGTTGTTGGTGATGTCGAAGCCGCGCACGAACCGGATCGAGACGCCCTCGTAGTCGGCTTGGGAAGCCATGTCCATCCCGTTCGGGACGTCCATCTCCATCGTCACCAGCGCAAACGAGTCCCGATGGAAGAACAGGTTCTGCGGATAGGCGTTGTTCGCCGCCCCGGTGACCACGGTGATCGCCGCGTTGTCGGCCGGACGGCCGCTCACGTTCTGATAGGCGCCGCCGGCGATGATGGCGGGACTGATCCTCACCGTGGCATTGCCGGAGCCGTCCGAGGCCACGTCGCTGAGAACCACGAACTGCTGCAGGTCGGGCAATTGCTGCTTCACCACCGGCTGCACGGCGAAGACTCCCGCCAGGGTGATGACGTCACCTGCCTTCAGTCGGTTGGCTGCGGCCGCGGTCCAGCCGTCCGTCACGAGGTCGGTGTACTCGGCCTGAGGGTTGTCCGTCGAGCCCGCATTGACCAGCCCCTGGTTGGCGCCATTGACCAGCGGCGTGCCGCCAAGTCCGCCGACCGTGTGCGTTGGCAGGTTCTGGCTCATGTTCGGATCGAAGCCCAGCGACTTCTGGAGCACACCGCTGTTGTACTGGTCGCTCAGCGTCTTCTGGGCATTGAAGAACCCGGACAGGCCGCCGATCAGGGTCCGGTTGGAGCGCGGCGTGATGGCGAAATACCGCGGGTCACCACGCGGGGCGGCGTTGTTGTCCAGCTTCTCACCGGCCGCCAGCGCAATGTCGGCGGTGTTCGGAGAGGTGCCCGGGGTGCCCACGAAGTTGCTGATCGAGCGGTACATACGCTGGGCGCACCGGAGGTCGAGCTCGGCCGCCAAGCGCGATCCCATCGGCTTCAGGTAGCGCTCTTCGAACGCATCGACCTTCAGCGTCATATCGAAGTCGGTGAACTGCCAGTCGATGCCGAATTCCGGCTCGATGGTGATCGACGCCTTCGGCTCGTTGATGTCCTGGATGTTCGCCGTCGCACCCGAGCGAATGGTCCCCATGACAGGCTT